GCTTTCCTATTCTTATTAAAACGATAAAAAGACAAACAATATGGAACTACACATTAAGGACAGAATTTACATTCCACAACTTCTGCCAGCGCAGAACTCATTCATGGAATACAACTTGAAGCGTGAGATTATTAAGAAGGTCGCTCTCACGGAAAAGGACAAAGAAGAGTATGCAATCGTAGAAGACGCTCAGGCCGGCAAGGTGACATGGGACAGCAAGAAAGACATGGAGCAGCCGTTAGTAGTGGATTTCAGCAAGCAAGAAATTGACTATTTGAAGAAGTCATGCGAGGCTCTGGCTGAAGCTGCATATCCTGACGATTTGTGGGCCACAGTTGAGAAGATCTACAACGCTGCAAATGCGTAATATCTTGTTTCGTAAACTATATACTGAAGACGCGCCTTCCAATGGTGCGTCTTTTTCTTTAATTAATGTCATACGGTATATTAAAAGCCCCTAAAAACCTTGTCATCAATCTGCAACCATCACCTAAACAGTATGAACTATGGAAGTTGTTGCAGCCAGATTTTTGCCCCCATTGCGGTGGTCAGATAGAACAGGTCTTGATTGGCTATGATGCTAAAGGCAATGCACAATACAAACCACAATGCAATGCCTGCCATTCTCAGGACCTCCCTCAGTTAATACTTGGAGGTGGAGCTGCTGGTGGTGGTAAATCATACTTGGGGAGTTGTTGGATTATTAGTAGCTGTATCAGATTTGACAATATTCGTGCGGTTGTCGCTCGTAAGACAATCAAGTCATTGAAGGAGTCTACGTTCAACACAATCAAGACTATCCTTAAAACATGGGGATTAAAGGAAGGGGTAAACTATAAAATCAACAATCTGGAAGGTACAGTAACCTTCTGGAACGATTCAGTTATCCTATTGAAAGAAATGGTTGATTTGCCATCAGACCCAAACTTTGAGCGTTTCGGTTCAAGCGAATACACCATTGCCTTTGTGGATGAGGTGTCAGAAATCTCAGAACGAGCAATTGAAGTTTTGTTCTCTCGTCTCCGTTGGAGAACACATGAGACCTTCAAAACACCTCGTATGTTCATGTCCACCAACCCTTGTATCACATGGGTCCGTTCACGATTTGTGCAAGACGATGACGGTAATCCAATTGTCTGCAAAGAGGGCGAGGCATACGTTCCATTCAGTATATTTGATAACCCTGACATCAAGTTCCGACAAACATACGAAGCGTCTCTGAACAAGATTAGAGACCGTGCAACACGTGAACGCCTCTTGTATGGTAACTGGGATTTCGTTGACACAAATATTATGGCTGCTTATAGCTCATTTGATGGCGAGAAGCATCTTGTGTCTAATCTTAGAGAAAAGGTATATAATCCATTGAAGCCGATTGTAAACAGCTGGGACTTCAACGTGTCCCCATTTATGAGTACGCTTTCACTCCAGATTGATTATGACAACAAAAAGATATACGTCTTGGATGAAATATTAGGTAAGCCAGAAAGCAAGGAAAACAACACTCCAAAACTTTCACAAAAGGTTAGAGACAAATATTTAACCGAAAAACACACTGGAGGTCTATTAATTACTGGAGACCCTGCTGGTTTAGCACGTTCTACACAAACTGAAGATGGCGTGAACAACTATACCATTATCCTCAGCAATATGAACAATCCCATATTGAGAGCGCAAAAGAAGTTGCTCAACAAACAACCTCCGCAAGTTGCTCGATTGGAATTTGTCAATAGTTTGTTTGAAGGGTATGATGGTTGGGAAATTCTAATTGATATGAGGTGTCGTAAGTTTACAGAAGATTTGGTGTATCAGAAAAAGAATGCTGATGGCACGAAAAACAAATCTAAAGTGACCGATCCAAAGTCAGGAGTCAAGTATGAAAAGTACGGCCACTTGTCAGACTGTTTTGACTATGCACTATGTCTGTGTATAAATGAAAGCTGGCAGAAATTCCGTAGTTCGAGGAAAGTGCTTGAAACTACTGCAACACCAATTTACGGAACATTTAATTATTGATACCAATGTATAAGCGTTTTCTTAACAACAATGACTATATCGGAATAATTACCGAAGAGGCATTACTCCAGTTGATACGAGGCAAAGAAGCACGCCTTGCACAAGCAGAAGAAGCTGCTGAATCATCTATCATTGAGTATTTGATAGATAACTATGAGATTGAGCAAGTATTAGCCGTTGGAAAAAATCTGATGGAGTACAACAAGCAAATAATCTACCCGGTTGGCACGCATTTCTATCATAACGGTCAAATCTATGAAACATTGCGCTCAATCAACGGTTACAAGGCTCCGGCACCAGTTGTGTACTGGCAGGAATACACCGACTTCATTCACGATGAAAGTATTGTAATCGAATACTCTCAGTTGCGCAATTACCAACCTGGTGATATTGTGTTGCTGAATGGTACATATTATGTTTGCCTTGAACCAAACGGATTAGACTTCAATGACATTCGCATTCCTGGCATTAACGCTTGGGAAGAAGTGTTAACTTATTCATGGCAGGCCAACTTTGAATATGAGTTATGGAATGTGGTAATCTGGGATGGTAAATTCTATGCCCTGATTAAAACAGAAGGTGCAGATTGGACTGTTAATCCATACGAGTCTGATAATTGGGGTTTGATTGGCGATTATGACCCAGAATATCAATATCAGTTCTCTGAAACTGAATATGTAGTTTACAAAGGAAAGGTGTATGCGCCTACAATGGATGTCAACGCAGACACTCTTGAAGAAGGGTACAACATTCGTGTACATGACCCACGTAACGGAAATGTAAAGAAACACATGTTACGTTTGGCGGTATATGAATTACACAAGCTCATTTCTCCAAATAACGTAAGTTCTGCTCGTATTACAGATTATGAGACATCAATCTTGTGGTTACGTGATGCTGCAAGAATGAAGATCAACCCACAAATACCACGAAAACTGGATGATGAGCATAAACCCGTTACCGAATATGCGATTGCAACATTCCAGCGGGATTATGATCCTAATAAAAATCCTTGGCAGATTTAGTTTCTTTTCTTGCTTCTATTATATATAAGAAGGGCGCATGACTGTGAAGTTATGCGCCCTAAATTTTACCATGTAAATAAATTGTAACTGACTCCGATTCCAATATACGGCGAGACTTGTTTCCCGCATACTCCCATTCCAACTTGTACGCCTAATCCCCAACGGCCTGTATTGACTTTTTGTATCTTTGTTACCGTTGTGGTTTTAGGATATACCCAGCAACTGTCTAATTGAGGATTGTAACCGCTAACCCATGCTGTGAAATCTTTGGTTTCGTATTTACGCTGTGTAATAGGTATAGAGAGTGTAGTTGAGTCTGAAGAAGATTCCACTATTTGAATGTCTTCTTTCTTGTTTTCAATATTAGTGGAATCTGAAGGAGAGGTAGGTATAGTGACATACTTGTAACGCAATACCACGCTGTCTCGTGGAACTGGAACTGGGTATGGAATTGTATCGCGGATCGTTAATGTGTCTGTGTACACATTACTATAATTTGCCAGTTGCACATTTTTGTTTACAGAAAACATCAGTGCAACTGACAAAACAGCAACTAAAATCCAAGGTAACTTTTTCATGGATGAACAACAACGGTCTTTAGGAAATTTGGAAATTCCTCTCCCACATCAAAACATGGACAATGTTTAATCCATTCTTGTGGCTCCACTTCACCGTCTCCGTCCAAATCTGGAGAAGTATCACGATGTCCGAGGATTTCCAGTATTTGATATTTTTTGCACAGTTTAGCAACCAATTCATGAAGTGCTTGCTTTTGTGCTTCAGTACGTGTATCTGCTGGCTTACCATTATCGTCTAAGCCTCCAATATAGCAAATACCAATACTGTGTTTATTATAGGAGGAATCAGAAAAACCTTTAGTGTTGCAGTGCGCACCCCACGATGTAAGTGGTCTGCCAGTTTCAATTGTTCCGTCCAGGTCAATTATATAATGATAGCCAATTTGATTAAAGCCACGTTGCTTGTGCATACGGTCAATATCTTTGGCTTTGAAATTCACTCCAGCCTTTGTAGCCGAGCAATGAATGATAATTGAGTCTACTTTATTCATTCGACAAAAGAGCTAAAAGGTAGATACCATTCTTGCTCACCTTCGTATGGCGAGCCTTCAAGAACTGCCCAACAGCCTTTAATAGACCCATCTGGGCGTTCAAGAATTTCACTTACCTTTGCGCTTCTTCCAATCAATCCTTCTAATCTCATTTCTGTCAACGCGACAGACGGGATTATATATATTCTTTGTCCGTTCTTCATATTAATAACCAGTAGGAGGTTGACGATGAGGACAAGATGGCTTCTCACATTTCAAGATCTTTAACCTTGTGTTTTCTACGCTGAGTTCTGTGATTTGAATATGCAGTTGAGCCTTTTCATCTCTATGTTTTGCAACATCCACATAAAGAGAATCAATTTTCTTATTTAATTCTTTATTTTCGTTGTGGGCCTCTTCATACAACTTATGCCATTCATCAGATTGTTTGGCTTCGTTTTCAATATTCTGCGCTTCATTTTTCAAGTCTTCTGACTTTCGTTTCTGAGGAAGCAATAAAAACATCATGATATTTCCGCATACCATGCCGACAAGGGCCGTGATAATTTGATCGAGCATTAAAAGTTGTTATGAGTTAGAGTCTGATTTAGGTTGTTCCGGTACAATTACATTGAATGTAATACCGCCTTCGCCAGCACCTTCAATGTTCAACTTATTAACTTGCGCTTCCTTAACAGGGTACATTTCCATCAATGCCTTCGTTGCACTGACAGCCACACTTCTTAATGGAGCTGGGGATAGCTTTGTGCCTCTCCGATCTCGATACTCTGCAACAGATGTTTCCTCTATAATGTGAATCAAGTTCTCAGTAAGGAATTTCTTCATAAACTTAGCCTCTTCGTAGGTCATTTCGTCCAGTTCCTTTAAGAAAGCCTGGATGTCCTCACGCATTAAGAGCTGTTTTGCTAAATGCTTAGTATGTTTTGAATCACATTTGAAAACCTCAGAATAACACTTTGCAGCGTTGCCGGCGTATGGCGCACTACCATTTACGTACAGCTCACAAAACAAAATTTCATTTTCGGTTAATTTTGAGTCCATTACTTGATTAGTTAAAAAGCCCTGCAAAAAACAGGGCTTTTGTTTAATATGAATAGAGTTATTCTACTCATTTTGTTTTTTATGTTCAAGTAATTTCTCCATGATGATGTCTCGGAACAGATTACCTAATCCTGTAACCGCAGCCTCCACATCCTCAATGCTATTCAGGTATTCCATGTTGAAGTTAATCTGGAGGTCATAACCTGAAATTTCTACCAGTGTTTTGTTGATGTCTTCATTCACGATATTGTACACAGAACGGTCCGAAATCATCTTGAACTCAACACGTGGTTCGTCTACTGTTTGTTTAATCTCATTGTCCATACCTTATATCTTAAAATGTTTTCTGCTCTTCTCTGTTTTGGTCATACTGATTTCGCCACCTTCTATAGTACCTCCAACACTTCTCATTCGCTGGGTTAGTACAGCGACTACATTTGTGGTTGCAGAAACGTCCGCATCTGCATCGTGTGCATCATCAAGCTCAACTCCAAGTCTTTCACACATCAATTCCAACTTATATGAGGAAGTGTTAGGTGTGGCGCACATTGCCAGCTGACCTAAGATGATTGTGTCAAGAACATCAGGTTGCCAATGGCCGTAAAAGTCTTCGTGGCCTCTCAAATGTTTAGATACCTCCTTAACAAGACCTGCGTACTCCATCATTTGCATAAAGAATCCCTTATCAAAATCCACATTCTGTCCTATAAGGAACGGCTTCATATTTTTAGGAGTTTTGGGTGTATGGTCTGCTATGAATTGCACTACTTCATTTGCAACTGTTACAATATCAACACCCATATTGTACAGCATGTCCATCGTTATGGCAGAATACTCTAATGCTTTTGCCTCATAGTCCATAGGCTTTTCGTCTTCTACCTCATGTTTGTTTTTGAGCACCTTACGCTTTGCCGTTACACCTTTGATTTCTTTCTGACTGTATGGATAGATGTACTTCACATACGAACCAAGACGTTCAAATGTGTCTAATCGAGTAGCATGGATTGCTATCTGGGTGCAAGCGGAGGTCTGACATTTCAATCCTCCAGTCTCAAAGTCTAATGTAAATGCTACGAGAATTGGATTCTCTTCTTTTGGGGCTGCCATATTAAATCAATGTTTGAATAGTTTGTACTGCTTGTTTTTGAAACTCCTCCAGTGTACCGTTGTTGACGATGATTGCCTTGTATGCCGCATCTTCAATTGTTACCCGGAGCTTGTCACGTTTTAGGCGTTCTGGATCTACTGTTTTGGACAGTATGCTTGCATCACGCTTAATAAGGATTGGCACTATATTGTAATCTTGGTCGAAGTTCTCCCATAGCTTCAAGAGACCTTTTTCGTCAATGACATAACTGCATACACCATTTTCAGGAACCTGGCTGATATGTGACCAATAATGATAATCACCAAATTTAGTGTACGCCAACATTTCTTCATGTGGTGGCATGTCTTGTTCAGATACAAAATGGTGGTCTTTACCATCCACTTCCCCTTCTCTTATAGGTCTTGTTGTATAAGAGACAATAACTGGAATATTCAACTCATGTTTTAGGTGTTCTGCCAATGTTGTTTTACCACTTCCAGACGGCCCTACAATTGCCAAAATAGTTGATTTCATTATACTACTTCCAATACGCTACGTTTGTTAAATTGAAGATTGTTTTTACCTTCATAATCACTGTACTTGATAGTAGCAGAGAAAATGATCAATTTGTTTTTTGCATTCATTAAAGTGCCACGATGTTGTGCATACTCTTCCGGCCACACTACACACTCACAAATGTCATTGTTTTGCTGGAGCGTGACTTTACAGAATACTTCTGTATTTCCAGTTTTCTTACTATTGAATTTACGTTCTTCCACATCAACCACCGTTGCACATATTGCAACCCTTTTGTCTTCTGCTTCTAATGGCGCAACATCGCGTAAGGTAGCGTAAGACGCTTTTCCTTTCAATTGTGCTTTTGCTTCTGAGTTGTCATAGATTCTCTTATAGTCAATAGCACCAATACCTGACACTACAATTTGCTGCTGGCTCCAGAAATAGTGTTTGCCTATCATATCAACAGGGAAATCTTTTTCTTTTATTTCAAAGCCGAGATGTTCAGCTGCTTTTTCAATGATTGCGTACCTTTCCACTACAGATTCAGCATGTTCCACCTTATCAAAGCAACCAGCAAGTATCAGATTAAGTACGCAACGTGCGTTAACTGGGCATCGAGTAGCCTCTTCAGCATTGTCAGGATCATCCCAGTATTCGTATTTTTTCAACTTATACTTGAATATTCGGTCAATGAAGTTATTGATACTGGTAAAATCACCATTCTTACGGCGTTCTTCCATAATCCATTGAACAGCCTTAGTTCCAAGCTGTTTTACACGAGACAATGACCAGAAAATCGAGTCTGTGCTATAATCTGTATGGAACGCATCTTCACTGACATTAATATCTGGAGGCACCACCTTTGCATTACTGCACGCTTCCATTTCACCCATCAGTGTCACCAGCTCGTCATCGTCTGCCCATTGTAATGCTACGGTGTAAAAGGCTGTCGGATAATTAGCTTTGAGGTATGCTCCAACGTATGAGGTAACAGCATAAGCAGTAGCGTGACTCTTATTAAAGCAATACGCACCAGCCGCCTCAATTTGCGCCCATATAGCATCAGCATCTTCTTTTGGACAACCGTTATCTTTCGCTCCAGTCATAAACTTGTCCTTCATAGCTAAAATCTTGTCAGTTTTCTTCTTTGAAATGAACTTCACAAGATTCACTCCCTCACCAAGACTGAAATTACCGACCTCACGAGCCATGTGAACAATTTGCTCCTGGTACACAACTACTCCAAATGTGTCTTTGAGTGCATTGTATGTACCCCAGAGATAAGTTGGTGCTACCAGTTTATCCTTACGATTGACAAACTCATCCAAGTTTCCCATTGTTGCAGGACGATACAAAGCATTTGCAGCAATTAAATCACCTATGCAAGTTGGTTTCAGCTGAGTTAAGAACTTTGTAATACCACGAGAAGAGAACTGGAAGACGTTTTGTGTATAGCCTTGACCAAGCAACTCGTACACCTTTTCGTCATCCAATGCGCCAGTAGCCAATGAATCAAGAGACAAGTTTGTGCCATATTCTTGATTACAGATAGCCATCGTTGCTTGAAGTTTAGATAACTCTTTTGTTGCAAGGCAGTCATTCTTCAGTAGACCGAGTTCATCAAGTTCATAACCGTCATTCTCAGACACCAAAATGTTATCTACTTTTTTGATTGGAACAAAATCAAAGCATTCCACATCTTCACCATCCTTTTCATCTGGTGTTACCAGCAATGCAGAGGCATGGATTGATCCTGAACGTGGCTGGAACATTAGAGTGCGTATATCTTCAAACAACTGAGGGTAGTCAGCAATAAACTTCGCTACCTTTTTGTTTTGTGCCGCCAGTTTGAAAATATCAGTATAAGTCATTTTATCATCATCAAAAATGGCTGTCAGATAATTCACCAAAGCAGGTGGTATGCGCATAGTACGGGCAACGTCTTTAATTACTGCCTTGACCTTTAGAGTTGTTACAGTACCAGCAGAGAACACACGCTGTTTATTATCGTGGTTATAACGGTGCTCAATATACTCTTTGACAGCTTGACGTTTATCTGACTGATAATCGACATCCACGTCTGGGAGCTGCCCACCAGGACCTTGCAAATATCCAGAATCAACGAAGCAATCAATTACAGGAATTGTTTGTTTGCTTCTTTTGGTTTGTACTTTAACTACTTTCATTGTCTCATCAATTTATAAGTCTCTCTATTGAAGAAGTTGTTCGTGGCATTATATGCCTTTTCAAATGCTAATAACTCTTCGTCTGGAAGGATGTGCCGGCGGTCTATGAAGACATCAGAAGCAATTCCTTCCAGTGATGTACATCGGCTCAAAGCGACATATATCTGACCAGGGCAAAACACTCCTTTGGTATGCACCACCACATTGTCAAAAGTTAATCCTTGACTTTTATGAATAGTGATCGCCCAAGCCAATGTGAGAGGAAATTGTTTGCAAGTTCCTTTTACTTCACTGATGATTTTGCCATTCTTCATCTTATACTCTTGTGCAGACCACTCACAACGCTCTACGGCAACCGTACAGCCATTATCTAACCGAACCCTGACTACTTTATCATCCAGTCCTATCACAACGCCCAGAGAGCCGTTACAATAGACGTGGGCCTTGTCATTGATGAGCATCATAACTCGTGCGCCAACACGCAATGACAGTTTTCTGTCACAGGGGGCAGCATTCAAGTTGAAGTCTTTTTCAATAGTCGCATAATACGTGTGAGACGGTTCTCCAAGCA